AACGACTGTCTTGTCTCCGGCGGGAATGGAGAAGGCTTATCGAAGGATATTTTTGACGACAGTCAAGAGAATGCTGTCGGAGATGGGAGTACCCTTTGTTTGGATTGGTATTGACAGGAAGTGCGAGAGCTTTGACGAGTATCGAGACTTCATCGGCAGGAGCTTAGTTTTCTTTATGCCTACATGGCAATCGCCGAGGCCAAGAGCGAGAACAGAGGCGATGTTCAGTGGTTGTTGCATCGTTACTACTCCTTACCAAGATGCGGATACTTTTATCAAACATGGTTTTAACGGCTTTCTAACCAGTCAGAATGCCATTAAAGACCCAAGAGTAATGGACAATCCAGAAGCCACGGCTAAAATGATAAAGAAATTGATATTTGATACGCCAGATGTGGCCTTGAAGGTTGGGCAAGAAGGGAAGAAGACGGCTAATGAATTATTCAGTTTTGATAAATTCCAATCACAATGGTGGGAAGTTTTGAAAATGATAGGCGTGGTTTGATTTTGAGGTAGCAAGGCCTGTCATTGGCATTGATGAATTTAGAAACTGGATTACTAAATTACATTCTAAGATTAAGTATTAAAGATGATTAAAGTGTGGAGGTAAATTATGGCAGAAAAAGGAATTGTCGTGCCAGGAAACATGCAAAGCACAAATGAGACGATATTGAAAGACATTGACAAGGAAGATAGATTTTTAGAGATGATGAAAGAAAAGATAACTGGTATTAAGAGAGAAAAAGATTTGATATTGACGGTTTACGAGGAGCAGTTGAATCAGTTAGTGAGAATGAGGGTTGATGCAGAATTGTATAATTTCTTAATTCTCTCCGAGCCCAGCGACCAGAAGCATCTACAAGAAAAAGTCAGCAATGAGAGGGCTTTAAGGGTAAAGAGAAGGATGATAGAGATTATTAGAGAACAGATTTTACAGATAGCGAGAGCGGAAAAATGAGTGAAGATACAGATTACAAGCGATTATGGAGGCGTGAGCAAGAGAATAATCGTAAGCTCTATGCCGAGATAGCTCGACTCACGCAAATAAACGAGGCTCAGATTGATGTCTTGAGGCGGGTACGCGATGGTGAGTTAGACCCAAAAGCGATATTCACTGACGAGAAATTGTCCGATGAGGTTAAGTCGGCAGAGCTTGTCAGGGAACAAGCTGAAAAGGAGGAACATGGATAAACAATGGAAAAATTTGATAAATTCAGAAAAAAATTATATAATTAAGTTATGGTTAAATATTCTGAATATAAGAAACAATGGTATGTTAAAAAGAAGCTCAAGTTTGGGTTGGTTTGTAGTAAGTGTAGTAAACCGATTACTTGGCGTTCTAAAGTTAGGTTATGTGGGAGTTGTGCGTCTAAAGAGAGAGCAAAAAAATTTCCTCCTCCAAGTCAAAAAGGTCTTAAACATGAATATATGGTTGGGAATAAATTTAGAAAAGGATTATTGCCTTGGAACGCAGGGAAACCAAGACCAGAAATTAGAGGAGCAAATCACCCTCGTTGGAAGGGCGGTATAGGAAGGCATGGAAGAGATATTGAGAAGAGTAGATTTGAGTACAAGGAATGGCGTAGAAAAGTTTTTGAACGAGATGATTATACTTGCCAAAAATGTAGTAAAAAAGGGGAATATTTACAAGCAGACCATATTAAAGAGTGGACTGATTATCCAGGACTTAGATATGTAGTTTCTAATGGTCAAACATTATGTTTAAAATGTCACAGGAGTAAAACAAGTGATTATATGAAAGGAAACGGAAATGCCAGAAAAAATTGAAAAGACCTGTGGATTTTGCGCCATGGAGAAGTTCGACAACCGACCGACAAATTCGGTAGGCTCTTCTCGTATTAGGGTAAGATGGCTTCTTCATTATTGGGAAGAGGCAGAAGAGTATATCATGGGCAAAAAATACGAAGTGTTAATTTTTCAAAAGGTGTACTGGGAGAACATGATGAGGTTCTTTGAGGGGATAAAGATCATAGATTTGTGTGATGCCGATTGGTTAGAAGGCAAGCCTGTGTTTGAGTTTATTGACTTAGCAGATGCAACGGTGACTTCAACCCAGGCATTGGCAGATTACATTCAGAAGTTAAGACCAAACGCCTTGGTTAAATGTATTCCAGATAGAGTTTACTTGCCGGAAATGGTTCCTATAAAAACAAAACACGAGGGGTTTTTGAGAAAACTTGCGTGGTTTGGTTATTCTCATAATGCACAATACTTGCTTAGCACCTTTGACGATATCATCAGTCATAACTTGGAGCTGACAGTCATCTCTAATAACCCCTACGATGTTCCCTTGGCCTACAGGGGAAGATTAAAATTAGAGAATGTGCCCTACGACTACAATACTTTGGGGAAAGAGTTGATGAAGTACGATGCCGTTCTTATGCCGGCACCGTTCGGGGACGAGAAATCAAGATACAAGTCAAACAATAAAGTTTTGCAGGCGTGGGCTTTAGGTATGCCAGTTATTACCTTGCCACAAGATTTAGAAAGATTTAATGACCCACTTGAGAGAAAGAAAGAGTCAGAGTTAAGATTAAAAGAGATAAAAGAGAAATGGGATTGTCGTTTCTCGGTAGATGAGTACAAAGATTTAATTAAAGAAATAAAAGAAAGGAAAAAACATGGATAAGGCTGTTGTTGTTTTATCAGGAGGCATGGATTCAACTACTGCTCTTTATAAAGCAAAGAGCGATGGTTATGAAATCTATGCTATCTCTTTTGATTATGGTCAGAGACATAAGAAAGAATTAGAGTTTGCTAAAAAAATAGCAGAATTGGCAGGAGTAAAAAAACATCATATAGTTGATTTAACTTCTATCACTAATTTGATTAGTAATTCTTCTTTGACTAATAAAGATATTGATGTTCCTGATGGCCATTATGCGGCAGAAAACATGAAATTAACTGTCGTGCCTAATAGGAATATGATTATGTATTCAGTGGCGATTGGTTATGCTGTTAATCTTACTGTAAGAAACCTATTGACAAAGCTGGAAAAAGGTATATGACTGATAATGAAGTAAAAGGATATAAAGATTTAGAAACTTTTATTACTAAACTTTGGAAGTCAAGAGGAGTTGACTGGAAGGAGTAAATATGGAAGTCAAAATTGACCAAATTAAACCAAATGAGTATAACCCAAAAGTTACAGAAGAAAACTTAACTAAGTATCAATCAATTATTGATGGTATAAAAGAGATGGGAATGAAAAGCCCGATTGATGTTAGAGAGATTGAAGGACCAATTCCTTACGAGATTATTGATGGTTATCACAGGTGGAAGGCTTGTAAAGAATTAGGTTGGACAGATATTCCGATTGTTTCATGGGGAAAAATAAGTGATGACCAAGCTAAGAAGATAACTATTCTTAAAGAAAAAGCAAGGATACCTCTTGACTTAATTAAGACCAGCGTGTTGTTGAATGAATTAGCAAGAGATACTTCTTTAGATAATCTAGCAAAACAAGTAGGTTACTCTTTTGAAGAATTGAAATCAGATATGCAGTTGGCTAATTTTAAGTGGGACGAATATAAGACACGAGGAGTAGATGGGAAAGAGTTAGTAAGTGCTAATCTCAAGACTTTAAACATTGTTGTAACTGAAGAACAGTATAATATCATTCAACAAGCAATGGAGAAAGTTAGGAAAGAAGCAGGGGCTACACAAGTAACAGATGGCAGGGTTATAGAGTTAATCTGTGCCGATTATTTAGTAGGAAAATAAGGAGGATTTATGGCAGAAGACAAAGGCGGAAGGCCTGAAATAACAGAAGAACAAAAAAAAGAGATGGTCCAAAAACTAGAACCTTATTTGAAAAGTGGATTAAGTATAAGGAAAGCTCTTATCGAAGCTGAGATTCCTCGTTCAACCTTCTATGATTTAATGGAGAAAGACCAGTGGTTTTCGGACCAAATCAATCGTTTCCGTCAGTTTGTTTCTATCATGTTGAATAGTACTGTAGTTGCTTTATTACAAGATATTGTTCAGAAGAAAAATAAAGGAGAGAAGTTAACTAAAGATGATTTAGATTTACTTAAATGGTATGCGACTACCAGTACTCAAACAAGAGATGAATATGGAGAAAGAAGAGAAATAGGTTTATTTGACCCTGAAGCAGAAATACAGAGAGTAAAGAAAGAGCTTGAGCAGATGAGTAAAGACAAAGGTGGTGAAGATAATGTCTCTAACCAGTAGTTACTTCAATAAGGTTTATTTCTACTATAAAACAATAGACGGGCGGCCTTTTTTGTTAACTCCTGGACAAGAAGAAATCTTTAGAATAATTTATGAGCCTTCGATAACCCGAGGTTCTATTAGAGCAATTACTCAGTATGGTAAATCAGATGTAGCTTCGATGGCTGTTGATACCGTGGCTACAGAAAGAAGAGAAAAGATACTAATTATCGGTCCTTCACAAAATCAATCAGATATCATCATGGGGAAAATCATAGACCACTTGTTTGATAATCCAATGTTAACAGGTATGATTGATTATTCTTCAACTACTGTTGAAAGATTGAGGCAAGAAAGAAGCAAAGAGAGACTGACTTTTAAGAATGGTAGTGAAGTTAGAACTTTAACTGCTCAAGCTAAATACATTTCTCAAGAAGCTAAGAGTCTTATGGGTTTTGGAGCGACAATAGTTCTAGTTGATGAGTCATCACTAATTCCTGATTCAATGTTTGGCAAGATACTTCGTATGGTAGGAGGAGTAGAGCATGGTAAGTTAATCCAGTTAGGTAATCCGTTTGAGAGTAATCATTTCGGTAAATCTTTTGAAGATAAAAGATATGTGAAACTAACGATTGATTGGCATCAGGCGTTAGCCGAACACAGGGTAACTCAAGAGTTTTTAGATGAAGCAAAAGAGAATATGAGTGAGCTGGATTGGACTATTTTTTATGAATGTAAGTTTCCAGTTATGGGGGTTGAAAACGCAGTTATCCCAGAAGAATGGATTAACTTAGCAGTTAATCAAGTTAACTGTCAAGGAGAACATAAACAAAGCGGATTAGATGTGGCAAGGTTTGGTAGAGATAAGACTGTTTATTTATTTAGGCAAGGAGGAGAAGTTAAGAGAATAGAAACAACAGAGAAAATGGATAACATGGAAGTAGTAGGTTGGGTTAGGCCTTTTTTAGATGAAGACGCGCCTGATATTCATGTAACTGATATTGTTGGAGTAGGCGCAGGAGTTAATGACCGTTTAACTGAGATACAAGGTGCTAAAGAAGTGATTTGGGGAGATACAGTATTGATTGGAGCAAATGTAGGAGAATCAGCTACAAGTGATGAGGCTAAGAAACGATTTTATAATCTTCGAGCAGAAGTCCACTGGAATTTAAGAGATTTGTTTAAGCCAGATAAGAATAATCATAGTTCAATTAGTATTCCTGATGATCCAGAGTTAAAAAAGCAATTGAAAGAACTGCGTTATAATTATAGCTCAGAGAGAACAATTAAGATTGAAGCTAAAGAAGAAATGAAAAAACGGTTAGGAGTATCCCCAGATAAAGCCGATGCTTTAGGTTTGGCTTTCTTTAACTTCCAAAATCAAGAACCAACAATGTTTATAGTCAGTGTATAATTTGACTGATTAGTATTATTGTGCTAATCTAAAAATATGCCAAAAGACATGGTGGAAACCCCACAATTAGGTTCGAGTGCCGTTATCTCGCTTCCGCAACCCCCTCTCCGCAAAACAGAGGAGTATCTGAAGGCATATACAAGTTATACTTTCACCGCTATCTCGGCCATCGCCCAAGAGATTGGCTCGATTGATTTACACTTGTTCAGCTCAAAGTATGTAAAAGGCGTCCCAATAGCGACAGAAGTTTACGAGCATGAGGCTTTGAGTCTTCTCCATTACATCAATCCCTTGACGACTTTCTATGATATAACTGAAGCTACTCAGATTTATCTCGAATTAACAGGAGAGTCTTTCTGGGTTGTCTTGAAGCAGGGAACGACACCAAGAGAAATATGGTTGTTGAGACCTGACTGGGTTAGTATCGTTCCAAGCAAGGATAAGATCATTGACCATTATGTTTACCACCCAGGAGGTAGCCAGCTTGAGAAGGTTGATATACCGAGAGACAACATAATCCACTTCAAATACTTTAATCCTCTTAATCCTTATCGAGGAAAGGGTTCGGTTCAGGCGGCGGCTCTGCCCTTAGACATTCATACCTTCGCACAAGAATGGAACAGGAATTTCTTTTTCAATAGTGCTATCCCAGGATTAGTGTTTAGTAATGAAAAGCCTCTTAGCGACAAGAGCATCCAGAGATTTTTAACCCAATGGCAGTCTTCTTATTCTGGCAGGGCAAATGCTAATAAGATTGCCTTCTTGGGTGGCGGGATGAAGGTTGATAAGGTTACGGCGAGCGGTCAAGAGATGGATTTTGCCGAGCAACAGAGAATGATGAGGGATGATATTTTGGCGGTCTTCAAAGTGCCGAAAACAATTCTTGGATTGACCGATGACGTAAATCGTTGTTATTCAGAAGATACGGAAGTGCTCACTAACTCAGGATTTAAGTATTACCATCAAGTATTGCCTACAGATAAAATAGCCACGATTAATCAACAAACAGACAAGATTGAATACCATCCTTATACAGAAAGATTTGAGTATGATTATGACGGGGAAATGGTCTTAGGAGAGACGGAGAATGTTTCATTGTTGGTTACCCCCAATCATAAGCTATGGAGGAGAACGCTACATGGTAATAATGAATATCAATTAGTAGAAGCGGGCAAGATCGAAAAGCACATAGCTATCAAGGCCTCTTTCGATTACGAAGGGGAAGAGCTTGAAAAGTTTATTATCCCTTTTATTGAGAGAAAAAATGGGTCTAATACATTAACCCAAAACGCGAAAAGAGAAGTATTAATGGATGACTTTTTAGAGTATCTTGGGTATTTTATTTCAGAAGGAGGACTATTAAAAGAGACCTCGCCGAATTTCAGGTATATTCATACCTTGAGTCAAAAAGATTTGGGAAATGTCAACAAAATTCATGCTTGTCTAACAAGGTTGGGATTTTCTTTTACTCGGTATGGAGATGAGATTGTTCGATGGAATGTCTATGGAAAAGCTCTTAATTCTTGGTTGCGCGAGCAATGTGGGGATGATTGTGCGGAAAAAAGAATACCCGAGGTATTTAAAGCAGTAAGCAAGAGACAGTTGCGGATTTTGTTTAATGCCTTAATGTTGGGAGACGGCAGTTGGGACAAGAGGGAGAATAGGAAGAGCGGATACTATGCAACGACTTCAAGGCGACTTGCTGATGACGTGCAAGAGTTGGCAACCAAGCTGGGATATTCAGCGAGCGTGGCTATTTCTTATGAAGCTGACGGGAATAGACGGCGATGTTTTGTTGTCCATATAGTCGAAAGAAAAGAGCATATTTTGCGGGAGGCTTTTTCTACTATTAACTATCAAGGAAATGTATGGTGTTTTGAAGTCCCGAATCATGTTTTTATTGTTAGAAGAAACGGGAAGATAACGGCTCAAGGCAATTCCAATGCCGAGGCGACAACTAGGGCTTTCATGGAGAGGGTAGTTACTCCTCGGATGAAGAAGTTTGTAGGTTGTCTTAACGAGTTTTTGCTTTCGATGTACGGAGACGAGAGTTTGTTTTTCGACTTTACTGACCCAGCACCAGCCGACACAGAGTTGATGTTAAAGAGATATGAGAATGCCAGAAGGTTCACTTGGATGACGCCTAACGAGATAAGGACAGAGCAAAACATGAAGCCGATAGAAGGCGGGGACGATTTGTTTGCTCCCCTGGCGAGCGGTGGGGGTGGGCCTGGTGCGCCAGTCGCCCCCAAGTTAGCTCCATCATCGCCAGCGCCAACCGGAGGCAAGACCATTAAGTTATTTGGTTTTACAATCACAAATGGTAAAAATGAGCCTGAGAAGGCAGAGGAAGTAGTCTTTGCTAAGCCTTTTAAGCACATGATGCCCTTTCCAGTCAAGAGAGTAGAGGCGATTCACAGAGAAACTATCGAGAGGGGGTTGGTCAAGGATGTTACCGAGTTGATAATGAGGATGATAAAGATTAAGAGCGATGACGATTTGATGAAAGAGTTTAAGAAGAAAAAGAAAGAAGCGAGGAAAACAGAACCTCTTTTTACCGAAGAAACAAAATTAGCCTATTGGAAACAGTTTATCAAACAGACCGACACTTGGACAGGAGAATTGAAAGACAAGGCCATTGATATTTTCAAAGAGCAAGAGCATATCGTCTTGGATAACATTGATAACAATGTTAAATACTGGAAGCCAGAGGTTAGAAAGGGCAAGGAGTCCTCTGTCTTGCCTTCTGGAGACGAATTTGATGCGATGTGGATGGTTGGTTTTATGGCTCTTGTTAGAGAAATACTGATAGAGCAAGGAGATTATACTTTAGACTTTTTGGGTGTTGGGGGACATCTTAATTTGAGTAGCGACCCAGCCCTAGAGTTCTTACAAACTCAAGGAGCCGATTTAATCAAAGGCATCAATGAAACAACTAGAGACCAGTTGCGGGCTACCTTAGCAGAGGGATTTGAGGCAGGAGAAGGGATTGGCCCATTGAAGGTAAGGGTAAAAAAGGTATTCAAGTTAGCAATAGACAATCGAGCAGAGATGATTGCTAGGACGGAATCATTAAGAGCAAGTAATTTTGCTACGGTTGAGGCTTATAGACAATCGGGGGTAGTGGTTGCCAAACAATGGTTGACAACCAGATTGCCAAATGTTTGTCCAATGTGCGCGGATTTAGAGGGTAAGATAATTGGAGTAAATGAAGATTATTTTAAAGCAGGCGATACAATTACAGCGGGTGATGAGACATTAAAAATAGGGGATATCGATATTGATGCTCCTCCACTCCATGTAAATTGTGGGTGCACGACTATTCCTGTTTTGACGAGAGAAAAGAAGATTTAGGTCTTTAAGAATACTTGACAAAGTATGTTTATTGAGCCATAATCTAATTGCCTATAGCAGATACTCACTACGTTGTTTCTAAATACGACGATAATTCCTAAAAGAAGATAAAGTTGTGGGATAACGGGGACAATACCTATAGCGAATCAGAGAGACGAGCTGTTGACCTTAGTGAGAAGCCTCAAAATGTTGCGGCTGGCGTAAAAAGCCGTTGGCCGACTACAAGACAGGGAATCCCCTTTGTTCTTCCTGGTCATCCGGACACTCAGATAAAACACCTTCAGATTACTGATGCGGACGGAGCGCAAACAAACTTCAATATGATTGACGCCTTTGAGGGCACTTCTATCGTAGTCACCAAGGTATCAGTCAATCAATATAGAACGGTAAGCGGATTTAATGTAAAATGTTATCATATTTATATGAGACTGTCTGTTGTAATCCCGAGCTTTAAAGACCCTCTGTTAATTAAAACCATTGATTCTCTTCTTGCTAACTCCGAACTAGGCGACAACATGGAAGTAATTTCTGTTTTAGATGGCTTCTGGCCTAGTTTTCAACTGATAGAAGATAAAAGGGTTAGGTATGTCCATTTAGGCAGGAATAGAGGAATGAGGGGGGCTATCAATGCTGGCGTAGATGTAGCCAGGGGAAGGTTCATTATGAGGACGGACCAGCATTGTATGTTCGCCAAGGGATATGATCGCATCTTGACTGATACCTGTCAATCTAATTGGATTGTTACCGCAAGAAGATACTTTTTAGACCCGATTAAATGGGAGGTAATGGATATTCCCTACATTGATTATGAGAAGCTAGTTATCCAAGGTGGGGTGAAGTTTTCTGGTCAGAGATGGGACAGCCGTACTCAAGAAAGGAAGGACATTATGATTGACGAAACAATGGCTATGCAGGGAAGTATGTGGCTTATGTCTATTGACTGGTGGCACAAGGTTATAGGCGAGCTTCAGACAGAAGGCTATGGGCAGATGTACCAGGACTCCCATGAGATGATTTTCAAGACCTGGAAGGCCGGCGGAAAGATGATGGTCAATAAGAACACTTGGTTTGCCCACAAGCACAGGAGTTTCGTTGAGGGTCGCCATGAAGGGACGGAAGAGAACTCATCCCTGAGGCATGAAAGTGGTCTTTACGCTTTAAGCGTTTGGAAGGATTATTATGATAGGGAGATTAGACCGAAGTGGGGACTATGAAAAGCTTAATGGTTTATATCAGCTCAATATGGAATCAAATAAAGTTTTACTACACATAGGTTGCGCTGACCGCTACTTTGAGGGGTTTATCAACTCGGATAAGTACACCGTTTCTCCGAAGGGAAGTTCGTATAGGTTAGACAAAGTGATGGATATTGCACGGCCTTGGCCGTATGATAACGAAAGCGTTGACGGAATCGTGTCAATGCACGTCTTACAACAGCTTACCTGGAGAGAATTAGTTATCGCTTTTAGGGAGGCTTATCGAGTGTTAAAAAAAGGTGGAGTGATGAGATTTGGTTGTCCAATGATCGAGATTGTGGATAAAGATTTAGATTACATTCTGGGCTGGAGGAATATCAATCTCTTTAGTTTTGACTTATTAAAAAGGGTTCTGGTTGACCGGATAGGTTTTAGCCACTTCAGAGAGAGGGGATATCAGCGTTCCCGTATGCCTGAGTTGGCACAAGTAGATAATCGTCCCGACAGGGGGACATTGTATTTTGAGGTAGTAAAGTGAAAAACTTGATGATATTCGTTAATCCTAAAAAGCAGTTCCATGAAGAAGCGGCTATTCTGATTAAGATTCAGATAGATAATAGCTTAGATTTGGGATGGAGAAGGGAGGATATTGTATGGATTACAACGGCAAGATGATTTTGGGAGACGTTAATAAGCAGACCTTGTGGGAGATTAGAAAGAGTTACCGCTGGATGAGAGAAAAGCACGAGCAGGGCAAATGGGACGAGATACCCATTTGTAAAACTTGTAACTATAATAGTGCTAGTAGGTATTGACATGGACAATTTGACAGTTATCTTTTTGACAGTTAACAAAGTGCCTGAACAGTGGGCAGAGTATCACAAGTCGGTTCTTTTAGAGGCGATTGGCGATACTCCCGTGGTTACGATTTCCAAGAAGCCTCTTAATTGGGGGATTAATCTTATTCAAGACAAGGAGCCGAGTGTCCAGAATATCTACGAGCAGGTATTAAGGGGTTGTAGGGTGGCTACAACGCCTTACATCGCCATCGTAGAAGACGATACCCTTTACCATCAAAGTCATTTTGAATTTAGGCCGCCTCTTGACACTTACGCTTTTGAAGGTCACAGATGGGGATTGTTCACGTGGGGAACGCCGACCTTCTATTGGTCGGATAGGATTTCTAATGGGGCGATGATTGCTCCAAGAGAGTTGGTTATCAAAGCGCTAGAGGAAAGGTTTGAGATGTACCCCGAGAACAATCTCGGCGAATTAGGGAAAGAGAAGGGGACGAAGATTAACAGGTGCACATCAATAGTTTACTACTCACGATACGCAATGATTTTCTTGAGCCATAAAGGAGGGCTTGACCCTTTAGAAAATAATGGTCGGAAGGCCATGGGAAAGTGTCAAGCCTATCGTATTCCCTACTGGGGGGAGGCAGATTCAATAGTTAAACATTATGCCTAAAGTTTGTTTGGACTTACATGATTTTAGTGTTCCGAATAACCGGCTAGACCTTTTATGGAAGATTAAGCAGAGCTATCCAAATTTCAAAGTGTCTTTGTTTACTATTCCTTATGATATCAAGCGTGAGCCAGGATTAAATCACGCAGAGAGAGAACAGACACTTAAAGAGATTAGAGAGTGTTCAGATTGGTTGCAGATAATTCCTCATGGACTTCATCACAACGCCTCAGAGGTTAAGGATTGGAATTATGGTCACATGAAAGATTATGTCCTGCCCAAGATTAGATACTACTTTGAGAGAGACTGGTTGCCTTATGCCGAAGGGTTTTGCGCTCCTCATTGGCGTTGGAATACAGAAGTAGTTAAGGCATTAGACGACATGGGTTGGTGGGGAGCGATAAGTCCAGCTAGGCCCGATATGCTTTCGACAAAGAAGTTTTTTACTTACGATTATCCTATTGACCAATCGTTTTGGGAATCCACTAAAGACGTGTGGAGGATTCATGGACACATAGGAAGTACAGGCAACGATTTAGAGAAATGTATGGATAACATATTCAAGATACCAATAGATGCCGAGTGGCATTACATAACTGATTTTGTGGAGGAGAAAATATGACACCGCTTTGTGACCTTGCCTTTAAGTATGGGACCGACAAGTGTCCACAGTGGGGGCATAGTTATACGCCTTTCTACTGGGATTTATTGAAAGACAAAAGAGAGTCTATCAAGAAGGTTTTAGAGATAGGGATAGGATGTCCTCGGACGATGGGATCTGTTGTTAAAGGTTATAAGACGGGAGCAAGTTTGTTCATGTGGCGAGACTTTTTCCCCAATGCTCAGATATACGGGGTTGATAAAGACCCTACCGCGATATTTCAAGCAGACAGGATAAAGACTTTCTTATGTGACACGATGAACAAGAATAACTTGACAGACCTGATTGAACAGACAGGTTCGGACATTGATTTGTTCGTTGATGACGGCGCCCATTTTTCTTATCAGCAAGTTTTTTTGTGTCAAAATATCATGCCTTTGCTAAAGAAAGATGTTATTTACATAATTGAGGATGTCCTTTCAACCAAAAGAGTGAGAAAAGCACTATCTGAATATGAAACAGAACTTCCGCCATTTATTGTAGAAAATAAACATCTTGGAAGAGTGCGTTACAGGGACCGTATAGTTATCGTTAAAAATAAATGAAACCCTTTGAAGTTTATCAGTGCTTAGCAGGTGAACCTATGACTGACAGAGATGTGAT